CAAGCACACGCCCAAAAAGAACCCCGGCAACGGTGCGACCCTCTGACGATCGGACACACGAACCGAGGCCCGCACGGGCGGCCCCTATCCCCCTATAAAATAAAGTCTAAAAACTGTTGAATAAATATACCCCGAAAAAAGATTGATAAAAAACTAAAAATATTTAGTGAAACCCCTTGACAACTAAAAATATTTAGTGTATAATTAAGATACTAAAAATATTTAGTGTTTAGGAGGATAAAACACAATGAAAAACGCAGCTACTAAAATTTACGATCTGCCGTGCCTTGATTCTCGTAAATCATTTTACGGCAAAGCCAAGGTAATAGAGGAGGCGAACGGGGAAACCGTTTTACAGTCCTATAATACCAAGGTTTGCAAGGTTACGCCCTCGGGCGAGTTCGTCAGAATGTGGAGCGGTGAATCCGCAACCACGATGCGACACATCAATAGTTTTTTGCAGTTCCTCGGGATGCCCGGCGGCGGTCTCGCTTGGTGGCGTGGTCAGGAGGTGGCACAATGAGAAAAGTTTTTAATTTTGGATGTATCGACTACACCGGGAACGGTCGAGCCGATAACCTCGTAAAAGTAACCGTTGAATATCAGACCAAAGGAGACAAAAAAGTATTTTCGGCATCGGGTGAGATTTGGCAAAGTTCCCGCCGTGATATTTTAGCGGGCGGGCAATGCCTCGACACAATAGCCGAATATATAACCGCTCCCGAGTTCGTGCAGATTTTCAGACTGTGGAAAATGTACCATCTAAACGATATGCACCCCGAGTGCGAACATCAAAACGCCCTCGGATGGACTGCCAAAGCGGGCGAATCTGTAACGATCTACGAATACACCCAAACCACGGAAAGCATCACCGAAAAAAACAGACTCGAACGGGATATATTACAAGCTGCCCGAGAGGGTCGCACCTACCAAACCACCCCACACGAGCAATTATTGCTCGGTCTCTCGTACTCCTACAAGACCCACGCCGAAACGCTCCCCGAGGAGATCGGCAAGTATTACAAACTCCGCAAAACTGAGCAAAAATTGCTCGGTTGGTTGCATCCCTCAGATCATCCCGATGGGATTTTGTGCAAGCCTTGCCCCGTATGCGGTTACAAATACGGCTCAGCGTGGAATTATCAAGCAATACCCGCAGAGGATGAAAAAATTATTTTGCAGTTACTCAATGATTAAAACAAAAGCCGCTCAGCCACGCAAGGCGGGCGGCTCTTATAATAGGAGGTGAAACCCTTTGACCACTTGGAAAACTCCCGGCGGGGTTGCTCATAATTCCGCATTGGATATGCTCCAACAAACGCATTTACTAATAGCGGGTAGCACCGGCAGCGGTAAAAGCGTTTTAATAAATACCCTAATTTATACCGCACTTTTCCGCAGTCCTGCGGCGGTGCGTTTCGTGCTAATTGACCCGAAACGGGTTGAACTGGTTGATTATTCAGAACTCCCGCACACCCTCAAATATGCAAGCGAACCGCCCGAAATCATAACCGCATTAAATGCAAGTATTGCCGAAATGGAGGCCCGCTATAAGCGGATGCAAGCACAACGGCAGAAGAAAAGCACCGAACCCGAAATATATATAATTATAGACGAGTTCGCCGACCTGATGACCACCCAAAAGCGGGCAACGCTCCCGCAGCTCCAACGCCTCGCCCAACTCGGGCGGGCCGCTAATATTCATTTGATAGTAGCAACCCAACGACCGACACGAGACATCATAAACGGTCAAATTAAAGTCAATATTGATTCCCGTGTTGCTCTCAGATGTCCGACCCCGCAAGACTCACGCAATGTTATAGATCGCAAAGGAGCGGAAACCCTGCCCCGGTATGGGTTCGGGTACTACCTAACCCCGAACGGCTGCGACCTGATAACAATACCACTAACACAACCCGCCGACATTGCCGACCGTGTGCAATGGTGGGAAAAACAAAAACCGCCCGCCCGCCGATGGTGGCAACGATAACAAGAACGACCCGCCCGCCGTGGCGGGTTTTCTTTTGCCCTCTGAGCGAGGCCCCGCCGATCGGAGCGGGCAGAAAATCGAACCGAAAACCGAAAAGAAACCGAAACCCGATTTTCGCTCCTCGGCTTTCTGACTTGCTTTCTGCGACCTTTTTCTCAAAAAAAGAGGCCCTCTTTTTTATCCGTGTCGGCGGTAGCATCTTCTGCCTTGGTGGTGTGTGGGTGTCGGCTGAGTGATACCCTGCATACTTTTTTTCTATATATATAATTTCATATATAATAAAAAATATATAAATATATAATTATCCGACACCCTAATGCCCGAAATCCCTTGCTACATAAGACTTTTCGGCATCTCATTGACTGACACCCAAGGGTGTCGGCTAATTCTTGTCTGACACCCATTTTCGACCCTCCAAGCGTAAATCTTAATAAAAATCATTATTGACCGACACCCAATACTATAAAATACTCGAAACTACTCGCAAGAGCATAATACTATTCTCATACTCAATACAATAGTTCGTGTGTTCTCGCTTGCTCAGTCTCACACTCCACCGTTTCCACCAACACCAAGGGAGGAGGGCGGGGCCGCCGAAAATAGACCCCTATCCCCCTAAAAATATTTATGCTTTTGGGCAGAAAAAGACCCACACTCATAGCGAATGTGGGTCTCCGTATTATAGATGTTTGATAAGGTTTGCGAGTCGAATATCTGCAATGTCGCAATACTCCTTGGAAATCTCAAACCCTATGTATTTTCGAGCAGTTACCACCGCCATCTTTGCGGTAGTTCCGCTACCCATAAACGGGTCGAGAACTATATCTCCCTCGTTGCTCCAAGTTAATATGTGGTCTTTCGCCAACTGCTCGGGAAATATAGCAGGATGCTTACTCGCAATCTTATCTTTACTCGACTGGTTGATACCGACATTATAGTACCATATGTTACGCAAAGGTTTGAACTCTTTAACTGCACGGTCTATCTTTCGGTCGCAGTTATCATCGTTCTGCTTATTTTTCCCGAAATGCACCTTGCCCGTGTGAATACACGGCTCAACCATTCGGTTGATAGTTTTGGGTTTGCCTTTTGAAAATACGAACATATACTCAAAACATTGTGTGTACCGGGTTTTGTCGGCTTGCGGAACGGGATTGTTCTTACAATATATCATCGTGTCGTGGAGATTAAAACCACACTCTACGAAAAATAACGCTTGTCGGAACGATGTGCAGCTTTCGCTACCTCGAACTGTGCTATCGTTGACTACCCACACAACAATTCCACCAGGCTTTGTGATGCGGAATAACTCTCTCACGGTATTCTCAAAATCCCACGCAAAACCATTATATTTGCGGAGGTTATCGTATGGGGGACTGGTTACGGTTAAGTCAATGCTCTCATTCGGTAGCAAGTTCATCCCCTCAACACAGTCCATATTGTAAATAATGTCGGTTTTGATATGTGAACTCATTTTACTCATCCTCCTCGTCAACTGCACTCTCGATGTAGCGGTTCTGAACATCCTCGGGATTATCCATCTCACCCAAAGGACTTTCGGGGCGTAGGATGACCTCGGACTTGTCGGCATAATCAAAGTGATTTTTGCCGATAAAGATACCGCTCACGGGATTGATCTTACCGTTGAGCATATAGTCCTCCCACAACTCCTCCAAGATGCCGTAGGCTTGGCGAATGATCTCGGTGCGGTTGTCGTGCTTTCCTCTCCGTCTGCCGTTCCTCCAATCACTCAGGGTACGGCGTTCTACGCCAAGGGAGTTGGCGAGACCCATAACGGTAGGCTTGATGTCGGACTCGATGCAATGAGTGAAATACCACTCAATTCGACCTTGGACTTGCTCATCGTTGTCGAGGTCGATGGGCGGGAGATTATAAGCTGCGAGAGCGTGTCGGAGATACTTTGCGTTATCTCCCGGCTGAATATTCTCCTGCCCAAAATTCTCCTGCGGGTTGCTGACCCACCCTCGTTTCTTCTTTTCGGTGATGGCGTTCTCCACCTCTGCGGGGACTGTCGGCTTGTCTTTCTGCATAGTTATTTACCTCCTTTCGGTATTTGTTCTGCTAAGGCTTTGAGTCGTTTGTATTCCTCAAAGTGTTTGAGTGCATCCTCGATGACCGCTCTCGGGACTGGTTTCCCGAAATAGGGTTCGAGGATGGCGTGATAGGTATCGAGTTCTGCCAAACTCTCCTCCCATAAGGTTTTATGTTTGTCGTTTGGCATTTCTATAACTCCTTATAGATTGAGCATTTTCCACCGAAACTTTCGGTCGATAGGTATTCGCCCCTCATCCTCGGCTTGAAAGCGGAGGTCAAAGTGGTGTACGGTATGACCATCAGAGTGGAATGTAACGGGACTGTCATTATCCCATTTGAGGAGCAACGCCCAAAGATCGGGATAGTTTCTCCTCAGTAATCGCAACTGTTCTACGCCCTGATTATGACAGAACCAACATCCTCCACGGGCAGAGTCCGTGTATATCGGGGAGAGGAGGTCGAGTTCTTTGCAGAGTTGCCTACAAAACGCCTCATCCCATCCCGCCAACACGAGAGGGAGAACTACGCCGGGGCGAGTGTGTCTCTCGATACGGATAGGCTCGTCAGCTGCGATACCTAAGTACTGAACAGTATTTGTAATTGCCCCCTGCTCAGAGGGGCGAGGTAAAAACTCCGTTTTATCGAATCGAGAATCCTCGTTTTCAGGAGCGTATTGCACCATATCCCGCTCCGTATCGGAAAACCGTAGATAGTCGATTTTGAGTTTCTTACACCAAGAACCTCGGGTGAGCGGAAATCCTTTGATAACCCAGTCGATGTCTCTCTCTCTCTCTCTCTCTCTCTCTCGGTTCGCAGCTATGCGTTCCAAGGTCGATTGACGATGGTTCGGGATAGAATAGAAAACAGATTCATAGGTGATTTTCTTGCCATCCCTCTCCGCACAGAGATGTTCGACCTCGATGCCGTACCGCTCCTTGATGATCTTGTCGGCTTTCGCCTTGAACTCCACCATCGGAGGGAGGTCAGCGTGTATGGTGTCGGTTGCCCACACCTCAGCGTGGATGATGCGGTCGAGTGGTAGTCCGAGGATGCGGATAGCCTCCAAACAAGCGAGACTATCCTTTCCGTAGGACAGAGACAGAACATACTGAGTGTTCGGCTTTCGGGTCATCCTCGTCTCTCCCTTATAACCTTTTCGGCTTGTTCCCGGGTACGATAAAACATCGTATCGAGATGTTCGGCTCGTGCCTGAATGGTTTTCACACCTCGCTTATCGTGAAAATACAGATTGATGAGCCAGTCTGTACCATTAAATCCGAGGTACACGACCTCCCATTCTATCGGGCGGTTGTAGTAAATGGAGTAGAATTTCTGCCCGATGTGGCAAGGTGGCTCTAAGAGCGTACCGTTGTCGATGCGGTCAGCCACATCAGCGAGAGCAGATTGGAGTTCCGAGTTTTTACGGGCGGTTTTCTCCAACACATCGGGGTCGCAATGAATGGCAATCTCTCTTTTGAGTTCCATCTCAAAGCGGTCGTTGATTTCTCTGATGATCGGCGAGATAATGTGTTCGTCAATTCTCACCCCGTCAATGGGCGGTGTACCGATAAGGCGGTTGATGCTTTCACGATTGATTTTGTAGTCCATAATGGTCTCCTTAATTAAACCACCTGACGGTGGGTTCTCCCGTGAACCCCTTTTCCCATATATACCAAGCGTAGGCTACGGCTGACATTGCACCCTTTTTGTATGTCTCGAAATCTCCACCGATGGCACATTGCAGTCGGCTCGATGACACATATATGTAGCGGGGGGGGGTCAACTCGAACATTGCTCGTCTATTCTTGCTTTCGAGAAAAGTGAGTTTCAAAAACATTGCTACTCTGTTTCCCTCGGGGATGAGAGACAGAGCGTGTTCCACGAACTCCTGAGCATATTTGTACGGAGGGTTCGTGATAATATCACCGTTGAACGGGGTTGTGGTAGCGAGGAAATCCACGCCACCGACCCCATATCCCCGGTCTATCAAATCCGTAGATTTGACGATGTGTCCGTGCTTTTTCAGAACCTCGGACAGATGCCCTTTACCGCAAGCACACTCCCACACGAACGGGTCGAACTCCTCCAATTCGAGGAGCAGTTCCAACGCCCGAGGGTCGGTGGCGTAAAAGTCGTTATTCTCACGATCTGTGAGCGAATGGTTCGAGGCCCCGAGAGGGGTAAATATTTTCTTAGGATTACTCATATTCACCTACCGTAACGGTCTCTGCCTTGACCGCTGAAATCTAAGAGGCCCTCATCGACCATCTCTCTCCGCAGTTCACAGTCAAACCCGAGGAGGAATAAGAACCATTGCCATATTTTACGCAACATTACTTTTCCTCCGGGGTTTCGGCGGCGGGTTTCTCTCCCGTTGTTACCGCCAAGATATGCTCGTAAGGGGTGCGGGTCTTAAC